TTACTTTTTCTTTTACAAGTAGCCTTTCTGGTGTGTTGTCTTTGTTTCGCTTTGCTGCCTTTCGCCTTCGCTGCTTTTTTATTATATCTATATCTTGATATTGTTGATCGTAGTATTTTGGAGGCTGCATTTTTACTCCTCGTTCGATGATGTAATCATCCCGGTAAGTTTCTTTACCATATTTTTCATACCATCCCTGGCCGATACCAGGTCTGCGTGACATGGTGTTATATTCTGGTTCAACTTCGAAGTATTCTCCTGTAGCCATATCAACCCGATGATAAGGGCTAAGACCAAACATATTATTAGCATTATCCTGATAGCGTCCATTTTGTTTTTTCATAACGTAGCGTGCTGTATAAGCAGCAGTTTCAAAAGTGACCTCGCCAATGTTACAAAATCCGTATGTCCATAGATGATCGAGAATATCAGAAGTATATAAATCGTGCCCTGCATCGGTTTTTCGGAAAAATTTTTTATCGGAAAAGTTATGTCCGAATATAAGCGCATGATAATGGGGACGAAGATTTTCATCGCCGTATTCACCGCACATGTAATACCGGATTTTTTGTCCTCGTTCTTTTCGATTGAGATAGTGCCTATATCTTTTTAAGAAGCTCTGAAAGTGGTTCTTTACGAGTCCACCATGGCGTGGCAGATTGTCCTCGTTGTATGTGAGCGTTATAAATTGGCTTTCCGTGTGGAGGCTGTTTTCGTGCACGCAACGCAGCGCCCATTGTCTGCTGCGTTCGAGCCTGCATCCTACGCACTGGCCGCAGGGCAGCTGTACGGGCATGTCGACGTATCCGTCTTTTGTATTGAATACGACGGATCGCTTGCCTGAGGCGTTTAAGTGGCGAGCCTTGTAGCCATTTAGGGGGCTGTAGCATGGCACTGTACATCACAGCCTAATTCCACCGCGCATAGGGGCGGCGCGAAAGTTCTTTTTGTGTGCACCGGAACCGGTGCGACGGAAGAGCCGTTTAGATGATCGTTTGTTCATTCTGCGTCTACGCATTATCTTACTCCAATAGTTTTCTGCATGTTAAGAAGGAAGGTAGAACCTCGTTTTGATAAGTAGCAACTGGCCAAGCCAGTGTTCCAGGTATCGCCTGTCCAGAATTTTGAGAATAGCCATTTAGTCGTTTGAAAAGGAATTTTCATGTTTGACCTCGATTATTTTGTGTTTACCAGGTGTAAACCCCATTGAAACCACCTCATAGATAGTATTGAATTTTTTTGCTTTGTCAATATCCGCTACTGTTTTGTAGCCTCTTTTTAGTCCGGATTTCTTTTTGAAATACCGGTTTTTCCATAGTTGTACTACGTACATTTTTGGACTCCTGTTAGTCGTTTTGGACTGAATTTGTGTCAGTCCGGACAGTTACATCAAGAAGAGTACTGTCCTTGGGGCGCAATTCGCGCCCTCTTGCCCCTGGGACAAGCGCACAAGTGCTGCTTGTTCCAGGAGCTTGTTTTGCCCCTTAGGGGGCATTTTCGACCTCTGGCGTTGTTTCAGCAGGTTCTGCTGGTGCCGCTGCAGGTGCCTCGTTTACCCGCTTTGCTAATCCGAGAGACACCATTTCATCGGCGTTATTTTCATCATGGACAAAGTCCAAGAATTCGCCAGGGTCGTTATTGAACCTTTTCCTGAGCGTGCTAGGCATCTCATCAAAGAGTTCTTTTGATTTTGCGATATAGTCAATCGCTTGATGGAAGTCCAGTTCTGGGGCTTCCATATATTCGCCCTGGTTTTCGTTAACGAAATTAACCAGGCCGGTTTTTTGATATTTAGCCAATATCAGATTTATATCTGTATCTTTAGCCATAGATTGTTTTGTTAAGCCAGGCCCCGTATCAACGGTTGGCCGTGGTTGTTCATCAGGTGCCTTGAATGTCATTTTAATATCTCCAGTTTGGGTGATTTTTGAAATAATATAATTTTTCGGAATGGTTCATTCCTCTTGTTTCACGCTCTATTTTTTCGCGTATTTGCTTTTTAGTTAGTTTTTTTTTTGCATGTGGGTCCCATCCTGAGTTTTTGCCGCCTTTTATCTCTATTTCAAGCGGCTTTATTTTATCAGTTTCACCAGGTGGCGTTGTATCGAGTGCGCCAGATAGCGCATCGGTTAATGATGATTTTGCATCATTTTTCAGGTTAGCTTCCCAGTAAGCCTTAAGTGCTGGCCAGAGTAAAGGTGATATACCTTTTAGTTTTTCACCAGCAAGTATCCATGGTTCATTTTCATAAAGGGTTGCCTCTTGGCCTGATTTTGTAGCCTCATTTGTTGTTAACGTCGTTTCTGCTGCGACCTGTTTAGCAGAGGCCGCCTGGTGCGCGCCCTGAGTTGCAGCCTGACCCACATTCGGGAACTGGTAACCAGCTCCCTGTGGGGTTGATGCGCCGCCTATTTTTGCGGCGAGTATTGGGTTAAGACCTGCTCTTTCCAGGTCACGCATTTGTCGTTGATACGACGTGTTAGACATGCGCTTTTGAAAGTTCTCCTGAGACTTTGCAGAATTACGCGCTTGTATACCCTGGAAGACGCTGCCAGCAGCGCCAATTACACCACCTGCTATAGCTCCCCAGCTCATCAGAAGTGGTCAATCATGCCAGGTACACCGTATAGAGGCATCGGTCGTACACAGCGTAGTTTAAAGTATGAGTCAAATATAAAGTCTGGCTCTGTTGCACCCGCAATCAGAATACGCGACATTGGTGGATCGTCAGTAATAAATGTATCCGAGAGAGTAGGCAGTGAGCTAAATTCCTGTGACAAATGCCAGGAATCGAGTGTTCCAGTGTAGTTAGATCGGAACGCGCCAGTGACTATCGATGGTTTATAACGATATTCGGCATAGCGTTCTTGATAACCGAATACGTCATCGTCATCAGTGCCGCCGGCAGTGCCCTGGGCATAGATTTCTTTATTAAGTACCGCCTGCTCGCCAATATGGGCAAGTGAAGGCCAATAGAAATCATAGCGTGTTTGACGTGACCAGGCACGATTTAACCCTTGTTGATAGGTTAGATCAGCTCTAACATTAGCAAATCCTAATATAATGCAATGTTCTGAAAATGATTTTGTAAATCCGTGATTATTTATCGATGTTGTAGAATATGCACCTGTTTCACCTGCATTTGCATTGAGTGTTGAGATAGTTGTTGTTGTTAATACAGGATTTATATTAACCGGTGTGCTACCACCGCCTAAATATTCTGGACGTTGTAACCTGGCATCAGGAGAAGTGACACCAAAGTGAGCGCGTACTATTTCTGTGTAGCGCGTACCGCCGCGAGCATCGCGTTCTAGTAATTTTTGAATTTGGAAGGCTTGACGGAGTTGATTAATTGTTGCAGCAGTTGCGTCTGCAAGGTCGGCATATAGTTCTGTACCGGCTGTAGATGCGACAGCTGATAGACGTAAATAAGTACCAGATGCTACTGCTTTTACATTAGTGCCGGCACTATTTGTTATTCCAATATCCTGAACTGTAGTTGCCTCTGATATAACAGGCGCAGTAGTACCCAAAGGTAAGTCCACAGAGTCGCTTTTTTGAGGCCAGGGCAGACACGATGTGAAATAGTCGTGACGTTTACCACGCGATAATAGCGTGTATTGCGATTCCAGGTCAGGACCGTCATCCGTTTCCACGGTTAATGAGTCCTGCAAGTTTTGATCACGGAACCATTCATTCCATATCAGGTTCATTGCACGAAGTGGTAGCGCAGATATTTCCAATCCTGCTGTTTTTGTAGGAATCCCCAAATAATCATAGACGGATTCTTCATCGAATCCACCGCCATCAGCGGTAATAGTAGGAACTAAGTAGTCTGTAGAGTCTCCAGGGTCTGTTTGTTCTCCCATAAATTTCTGGAAGTTTGCCCATACCAGGCGGAGTGGAACGGCAAAAAAGAATGTATCCATATAGAGATTATCCATAACCGGATACAATGGAGTACTCATACGGGCAAAAGCTGACATTTTTAAGTTGAACGTGTCTCCTGGCAATGCCTCGTCGAAAAAGATGGGAACTAATTTCCCAGAGTTGAACGCAGTTTTGTGACCGCTTGATCGATCGAACGTTGATCGAGGTAAGGATACAGAAGGAACCTTACTAAATTGATGTTTCATTACTGATTTCATTTCTTTAACTCCTTAGCAGGGAAGAGATCTTCGACGTTATCTTCCTGTTTAAATAATGCGGCGGCGCCCAGGTCGTGCATATCGTTCGTGAATTCGCCGGTTGTATTATCGTACTTTCCCAATCTGTACAGATGGAAGTCAAGCGGATTCTTTGATATCTGTGAATCGGGGTCGCGCGCCATGTTTTGAAATGCGCGTATTGCTTCCGAATTTGTTAACATAAAGAACGGTTGATTAAATGCCTGGGTCGCTTTGTCGTGAATAGAAAAGACTTTTAATTCCATGATTAATATTCCTTTAGTGAGCGTTTTAAGAAACGTAATTGTGCCTTCTTTACTTTTTCTTTTACAAGTAGCCTTTCTGGTGTGTTGTCTTTGTTTCGCTTTGCTGCCTTTCGCCTTCGCTGCTTTTTTATTATATCTATATCTTGAT